TCATGTTTTGCTGGTACGCCCCAACGTAGCCGTGAGCGTAATCAATACCCGCTGGCAATACGTCGTCATAATTGCGAAACGCTTTGGCCTCAACTAGGACGTAGCCCTTCTCAGCACTAAATTCAACAATTCGCGTTTCAATTCTGCCCAATGGGTAACTGCTTAACCAACGCTCTAAACGTTCGCGTGAAGCCTCATAATTATCAAGAAATCCCATTACTTCACCGCCTTGTTTGCAATGTGGCGTGCGACTGCCTTACGACGTGCCATGCCTTCTCGCTTGCCTTCTCGAAATCCTTTGGCGTAGCCAACCGCAGCTGCTAACACCATGAGAATGATTATTCCAACCAAACGCCCCAACGTTTCAGGGTCTAATAGATCAACTACCATTTTGAATTCTCCCGATTCTAGGCGATAACTGCTACCACCTGAACTTAGGGTGAAGCATGATCAACGCGCCGTCAAGAACCTTGCGTGTTTGTCGGCGTGTCGAACGGCTTTGGCTTGGATTTGAGTCCGTTTCCAGCAAGCACGCCACCCAATGAACCAGTCAAAAAAATTGCCAGGGTCTTTAATAAATCAATGAACGCTGCGTCGTTTGGTGCTTGACTGCCAATTGGCTGGGTGACGAAAATGAGCGCGTACGTTATGCCTAACGTGACAATGAGGAAAACGGCTGCAAGGGTTGAACCAATTATTAAAATCAGTTGGGCGTGGACTTCCTCAGGGGTTTTGCGTCGTGCTGGAACTTCCCGTTTCAATGCCAAGAATGTCGTCAGTGCATGTTCCAGTGGGGAGACATTGCGGTTCCTGACATTCGGCTTTTGCCCAGTTGTCGAATTCTTGGCACTCATAACGTGTCCAACCCTGATAACCGCAAGCGGTGAGCAATAGTCCGCACGTGAGGACTACTGCCACCGCCTGAAGTTTTCGGGTCACTTCCCCGATAACCCGAAACTTTTGTCGTTGGGATTTAACCAACGCAAAACGACTGGTGCAATTGCAGCAACGCCACCCATTGCAAGGGTCTTTGGGTCAGTGATGCCTGCAAGGTATAACGCGAGCGCGGCTGCCATAAATGAGCGCGCCCATGAGGCTGCTAGGGCTTTGGCTTGTTCCATTTCTTTGTCTCCTTTGTCGGTTTTGCTCCCGATTTTGGTGTTTCTAGTGTTGGGAATTCGCCCTTGTATGGGACAAACTTTGGAATTCCAAACCCAACAATTTCAGTTCCGATTTTGCGAACCTTGATCATAACCATGCCGCCGTTGCGCTGATCACCCGTGCCGCTGGTGTTGCCTTCAATGGTCACGCATGTTTTGTCGTCAATTAAACCAACAACAATTCCAATGTGTGAAATGCGATCAATGCCGTCATGTGGAAAATCCATGAAAGCCAAATAACCTAACTGCGGCAAATTTGACCAACGTGAAGTCTCTTTAAATTTGTGTGCGCCAATGGCAGTGCCAACGACTGAATGAATTTTGACGCCTGCTTCATTTGCACACCAATTGACAAAACTGCCACACCAGGGCAAACCGTCTGCCTTTGTGTATTTGCCGTACTTGGTCAGGTTGTCGCCTTCCTCAACCGTGCCAATTTCAGCTGCGGCAACTTCGATCAAACGTGCGTTTGTGCCTTGCGGATAAGTCACGAGAACAACAACTTTGATTCTTCAGCAGTGATTCCCAAACGTGCAAGCAATGCCTCTTTTGCAGTATTTGCTGCAATTGCTTCCTGTTCCCTGGCTTGTGTTGCTGCTTTTTCAGCCAAAAAAACTTCATGTTCGGCGTCAGTCATTTCACGATCAATCACTTCATTTGTTTGTGTGTTGTGAATTCGTATTGTTGGTTTTTTCATTATTTCACCCCATAAAGTAGAACCGTACCAGTTGAGAAATTGCCGCCGTCATTTGCAAAATTCAATGATGTGACTGCGGTTGTTAGATTGACGCCGCCACCGCCTGACATTCCAGCATAATTTGCACCTGAATTTCTGACCCACGCACCGTTGCAATAGAATGATTTGTAGTAACTGGTGTTTGCATAGTTTTCGATCATAAATGACCATTGATTGTTTGCAGATGTTCGGGTTGGTCTGTAAGTTGCTGAATCATAACTAAGGCGCACAAATTCATTTTCAAAATTGTAGGACAAGGCGTTGCTAAATTGCAATGAAGTGCTTGTCGCAGTGCTGCTTCCATTGACTCTTAACAACAACGTTCCGTCAGCGGTTGCGTTTGTTACACCATAAACAACGCCATACAGATGTGTATAAGCCCCACTTATGCCGCTGATTGTTGTGGACGCACCAGTCAAAGAAGTTGTGCTCAATAGCGTCATAGAGGCTGCGCTGATTGTTGTCCATGTAAAATCCATGTTTGTGTTTGAAGTTTTTGAAAGCACTTGACCAGTTGTGCCACCTAATAATTCAGCCATTGACGTGTCAACCGCCTGACCAAAAACCGCAAAATCAGCGGGCAGATCTGTAACTAAATCGGTTGCGGTTGGCATTTGCCAGCCATAATTGCTCGTTGGATTTGCCATTGTTTCCCCTTTTCTACGCCACTATTGTGGCATACTCCCATGTCAATGTCGGCGACACGGTGTTCCATTTTTCTGTTATTGGCACGTCATTCCAACGCATTGCCTGTAATGAGTAAGCAAGCGGCGAAAGTAAAACGGTCAGGCTTAGTTGATTGAATGAGGCCGTAAATGACCAACCTTCGACAAACCCCTGAAACGTTCCCGAATTCATGTTGAGTGGCAAATTAAGAATTGCCAGCGGTTGACCCATAAATACGCCAATCAGCGCGTCACGGTCAGCATTGTCGATTTCAGGATTTGTTAGGTCAAACGTCATTGCTTTGAAATTTGGTTGAGGCTGGGCACGAAGCGACAAATAGAAATTTGCCTGGGCAGTTGCGTCGGCACTGTTGTGCAACGTTGTTGAAATGATTTGAGCCAATGTGCCAAATTCAGAAATTGAGGCTGCGTCGCTGGCAGATTCTTCGTGGGAACTTGTTGCCCCGTATTTGATTGTCAATGAATTGCGCACGTCGCCTGCACGGGTCTGAATCTTTAGTCCCTTTGCACGGGCATGGTTGGCGTCAATGTCAACGTAGCCGTTGGCAGCTAAATAATTGGTTCGGTGTGTGCTGTCTGCGTACCCGATCGCCCCCGTTGGCGATTCGTACAAATAGCCCAAACCTGACGTTGCTAAGGCTGCAACCAGTGAGTACACGTCTATACGACTAGATGAGCGCGCTGCCAATTCATAATTGCCTGGGCGGTCAATTTCACCTAAACCGTTGTTTTCAGCCGTTGCCCATGTGATCGTCGGGTTATAAGCAGCCCAGGTCAATGCACCTGCAACCTGTTGCCACTGCCCAAACAAAACTGCGCTCAAAATGTCCCAAATTTGATCACCGTCAAATTCTTTGGACAAAACACCGTCAGTCAAAACCTTTGGCAAACGAGCCAGTGCGCCAAGGGCTGTGATTGTGTAAGTCTGCGTGAACATGGTTGAACCTACGTCACGCACTTCCAAACCAATGTCCACAACGTTGCCGCCAAAAATGGGCACAAATGTGCCTGAAGTGTCTTTGACTTCAACTGAAAGTGTTGAATTAACTGAAACTGGAATTGCCGTTTGATTGACGTCAATTAGTTGAATGTTAACGAAACCCGCCTGTGCCTGCTCATAAATGTTTGTTCGACCGCTAGTGATTGCAAGATTTGCCAAAACCGCCGTTGTGTATGCAACGCCGTCAATTTCAACCCTCCAAACGGGCGACCATTGCGTCATGCTGTTTGCAGGCTACTTGCGCCGCCTGTGCCGCGGTAGAAAGAATCATTCAAGGTTTCAATAATAGTGCGGGCAGTACCTTCAGAATCCAACGCACCGTTGACCGTCAAATTGACTGTTGTGCCCATTGAAGCGGCTTCAGCTGCTCTAAATGAACCCGCACCAAATGAACCTGTAACAATGTTGGACGTGGACGCGCCAGCCGTTGCCGCAACCGCGGCAGCCGTTGAAATCCCGCCACCACCAGTTGTGCCACCTGTTGTCTTTGTTGTCGTTGTTGTGCCACCTATAACGATTCCTGAAGTATCAATTTTTGGAATAACCAGCGTTCCAGAAAATGATTCGCCACCTGGCGTCGTGCCACTGAAACCGCCCGCCCCTGTTACTTCACCAATTTTCTTTAGTGTAGGAATGTCTTCCCCAGACTTGATCAAATTTAACCCGCGAATGACTGCATTAATTCCAGTGATTGCCGCATTGAGAATCGGCGCAATTGCACCTGCGACCCTGCCAATTAGATCAAGCACTACTGAAGCAACCTTGCCAACGACTGTAATAACTGCTCCTAAGACTGTACCCAAAACGGGCGCAACGGCTTTGATGACGTTGGCAAATGATTCAAATGATTCTCTGTTGCCGTCAATTGCGTCTTTAATAAATCCAAATGCAGTGACAAAACCTTCAAAAATTGGTTGAGCCACCGATTGAATTGTCGTGGCAACTGTTGTAATTGCACTACTCAAACCCGATTTTTTATTGGTGAACGCTTCAACTACTTTTGTGAAAATTGGAATTGCAGTGTCATTCAAAAATGTAATAAATGTTTGGACAACTGGCAACAATGCCGTGCCCAATGTTTCCTTAGATTCGTCAAACGCAACTTTTAAGCGGTCAATTTGGCCTTGATAGGTTTGCGCACTGGTGAGTGCTGCACCGCTAAATTGTGCAGACAATTCCCCGGCAACAACGCTGAAATCTTTGCCCTTTAATTCAGCTGCGCCATAACCAATGCCCAATTTTGCCAACGCCGTTGTGTTGCCGTCATAAGCCTTGCCCAATGCGTTGGTGACTGATTCCAGTGGTTTGCCTGTTGCTGCACTTACGTCCAATGCCAGGTTGAGCAGGTCGGTTGCTTTTTGTGTGTCGTTCGTTGACAAAACCAGACGTGACAATGCTGGGCGCAACTGATCGTCAGCAACACCAGTTGCAAGTGACGTTTTAAGAATCTGTTGTTCTATGGATTTAATGTTTTCGTCAGTTGCACCTGTTGCAGATTTGATTGCAATTGCCAACTGGGTTTGTGCTTTTTCATCTTCCAGGGCTGCTTTAACGCCGTCAATTCCTATCTTGATTGCGTAAGCACCAGCGGCAGCGGCGGCGGCTACAAATGCAGCACCAATGACCTTGCCTGTTTTGGTAATTGTGTCGCCAAAATTATTCGTGTCTGTTTCAGCCGTTTTAAGCGATTTGGTTAAATTGTCAACGTCACCGAGTATCGTCAGTTTGAGCGTGCGTGAACCTGCCATGTCAATCGTATTTCTTTGTTATGTCAGCAAACGCGGTTTCCCAACGCCTGATCACTTCAGGTTGCACGCTTCTTAGTGTTGGGTAAATGAACCAACCGCGTGACCCGCGACCTTCACGACCTGACCACACTGGAAATTGCTTATACTTATTTGAACCGAATTCAGCACCGCCCCATAAATCTTGCGTGGTCGCACCGCCTGAAAATTTTTGGCGTGCAAAACCATAACTGATTTCACCAAACTTTGATGTTTTGGAAACCTTGCCACCAGCGGCGATTCGGGTCGAAACCTTTGGAATTGCCGCAGTTTGGCGCGCTGAATCCTGAATCTTTGTGTTGACAAAATCTGCCAATTTATTTGACGTGGATTTGGTTTGTTCCAACGCTTCTTCGTCCATTGCTTTAAAAGATTTGGCTATGGCACGCAATTCGGCTTTGTCATAACTGATCGCCTCACTTGCCATTGTTCCGCCTCTCTAAAATTTCAATGACCGTCAAAATGTCTTCGGCACTTTCAAATTCGCTGGGCGGTAGCCCCGTTGCCAGGGCTACTTCCCAAACTATTCTGCTAAGGCTTCCGACTGGATAACTTTTGGGTTTGCCTCACCAACGATCACTTCAGCAATGGTTTCAGTCCAAATGTCAATTGGCTTAATTGGCTTTCCAGCTGCTTCACGCTTCATGGCGTGATAAGCAAGAAAAACCAAATCGCTAATTCCTATCTTGTCCTGTGCATGTGAAATGGTGTTGCCTGTGTGCTTTTCCCACTTTACCCACTCAGGCGGTGCTGCAACGTATGTTGCCTGCACGCCGTCGTTGTATTCAATTGTTATTGGTAACTTCATTTTGTCTCCCGATTGTTAGATTTTAGCTGAATGTCTCAGTTGGTGTTCCCACCACAATGAATGATAGTTCAACAACCTGGGCGTCAGGTGCTGACCCGCCCACGCTTGGAAATACTGGCATGACGTTGAACGCGAAAACCGCGCCTGTCACGGCAGTCAGTGAGACGGCCAAAACTGTGTTTGGTGCTGTCTCGCATGCAGTCCATAGGGCTTCGCACAATGATGATGCTGCGCCCCAATCTGCAAGCATTGAAACGTCGAAATTCCACTGGTCGTCAATGTGCTTATAAGCCTTACCGTCAAGTGTTTGGTACGTCTCAACGGTTGGTGAATTTGCAAGCACTGCACTGGTCGCCTGTGCGTCGTAGTTTACGGTTGCAATGGTCACGACTAAATCGCGACCAGTTATGATTGTCGTTGGCATTTTGTCCCCTATGTTGTTTGTGTGTAGTACGTCGAAACGTTTATGTCAGCAACCAGCATTGGAGATTGTCCTACTTCCAACACCGTCGGCTTTTCAACAACGCCAACAACGTATCCTGCGGGCATTGCCGCAAGAATTCCAATCACTAGTTTTTCCAGGTTATCTAGTGAACCTGCGTTGCTATTTGAAGCAACAATTGCAGAAATTGCAAAATTAAGTTTGACCTGTGTTTTTGCCTTACCGATCAAAACAACTTCCATGTAGGGCGAACCAGGCAAAATTGCTATTGCTGGTGGAATTGGCGATTCAGGCACGCTTGAATAACTGGTTGCGGCTAAACTGCTGAACGCTGTTGCCAGGGCTGCACGGGTTTCGGCAACTGAATTGGCTGGCATTACTGCACGACCGTCTCGACGTCTAAAAATGGCATCAGCAAGGTTGACACGCGGTTGGTCAAACTGCGTCCCATTCTGTAAGGCGTACTAGCAAAATCTACGCCTTGGATTTCTCCACCCGCTGCGACGCGTGATTGAAAAACTTCAACGCTGACCGCAAGAACGGCTGATTCGATTGGCGCGCTGGTTGCATAAATGTCAGCTGCTGAATAACCTGAAAGTGTTGCCGTGCCTGTTGGGATTATTTCGCGCAATGTGACATTTGATGAAGTCAATGCAGCGGTAAATGAATAGGGCGTTGCGGTCACGACTGTATGTGTTGCAGTAAAGGGCGCAGGCAAACCAGCAACAATGACTGACTGACCAGCAACAAAATGGTGTTCGCGGGTGGTGTAAAAATAAGCAGTGTTTGATTCTAATTTGTACGCGTTAACGGCTGAAGTGTTTGCAACAAGCATGGGCAAAATAACGGCTTCAGCAGTGTTAATAATTTCGTCTAGGTAACTATCTGAATAAAGTGAAACGGACACGCCAAGCACCGTGCGCAATTGGCTTGCAGTAACAATGACTGGCATGTCCGTTTCCTTTCGTTCGGCTGCGCGACGTTCGGGAGTGACCGCCGCGCATGATTAGTCGGGGTTAGTTATTAAGTCTTGTTGATACCAAACGCGCCCGCACCGATTTTCGTTGCAATTGCACCGTATCCATAGACCGAAACTGATACCTGACCTGAAGCAATAACGTCTGCGCGTAGGCGATACGTTGGTGATTCATACCATGTGTATGCAGTTGGGTTGATGATCAGCATTGAATCATCTTTGTCAGTGTCATTTGCTGACGGAACGTTTGCGGTGACGTAAAGATCAAGTCCTGCAACGTTTCCACGAATTGAATCTGGACGAACTGAACCGCCTGCGTTTGAAGGTTGTGCAGCCATGTAGATCGGACGACCTGAATCATTCAATGTCATCAAGTTTGCCCATTGTGAAGTGTTTGCAAGAATGTTGCGCGCAAATCCCTGTGTGTTTGAATAAACTGAAGCAGCACCACGAGAAACAAAACCAAGCAATTCAGCTGCGGTTGGGTATGTTGTTAGTGTTGTTGCGTCGGCTGTTGCACCGCTTGCAAGTGCAGTGTAAACCGCTAGGTCTGTTGCTTTTGCGTACGCTGCTGACATGTTTGTCAATAATTCATTGAAAAATAGTGGTGAAGTACGGTCAAGCAATTCAACGGAAAATGTCTGTTGCCCTGCGTACTTTTTGACCGATACTGAAAGAAAACTAGAAGCCTGATCAGTTTCTGAAGGTGTGCCTGCTTCGGCAGTTTCTGCCACTGTTGGCATTGTTGTGATCTTTGGAATTTCAAAGGACATTCCAGCGTCTG